AGTTCCGCGAGGGCGGCGACAACGGCTACACCTTCGAGGGCGTGGCATCGGTCGTCGACGCGCCCTACACGGTGCACGACATGTTCGGCACGTTCACCGAGACGATCGCCGCCGGCGCCTTCACCAAGACGCTGCGCGACTCCAAGGCCGACGTGGCGCTGTTCATCAACCACGATCACAAGGGCATCCCGCTCGCCACCCGTTCGGCTGGCACGCTGCGCCTGGTGGCCGACCCGGACCTGCGTGTCTCGGCCGAGCTCGACCCGGCCCGCAGCGACGTGCAGAACCTGCGCAGCGCCGTGACCCGTGGCGAGATGCGCCAGATGTCGATCGGCTTCACCGTGCCCAAGGCGCGAGACAAGTGGAACGACGACATGACCGAGCGCACCATCAAGGAACTCCAGCTGTTCGAGGCGTCGGTCGTGTGGCAGGGCGCCAACCCGTACACGTCATCGTCGATGCGTTCGTTCGACGAGATGCTGGCATCGCTCACCGATGCCGAGATGACCGACGACGAGGTGCGTCGCGCGCTGGCCTTCTTCGAGGCCCGCCTGCCGCAGCCACCCGTCGACACCTTCGCCGACCGTGACCGGATGGACCGGGAACGGCTCGAGCGCAAGCGTCTGTTGCGCCCTGCGCTGACCTGACGCTGCACCTGCGACCCGCTCCCCACGCCGCACGCCGCCGCAAGGCACCTGCACCTGACGAGACCCGTCGCGACACCCAACCCCCTGTTGGACGGCCCACCCCGGGCACGTCGCACACTCTCCCGAAAGGACACCACCCACGATGGACATTCGTGCACACGTCGAGAAGCTGAACGAGAAGCGCCTGCGGGCGTGGGACGCTCAGAAGGCTGAACTCGACAACACCGCAGGCCGTGAGCGCACGGCCGAAGAGCAGGCCCGCATCGAGCGGATGGACGCCGAGATCGACGAGCTCGACGCCGAGATCCGTGAGTACGTGATGCGCGAGCGTCGCGAGAGCGAGGCCGCCCAGTTGCGCGAGGCTCAGGCCCGCGTGTTCAGCAGCGACCCCGGCGTCGCCACCCCGCAGCAGGCCGTGAACGAGCTGCGCTCGTTCCTCGACGCCTGCATGCGTGGCGAGAAGGTCTCCTTCGAGGTCGACATCCGCTCGGCCGCCAAGGAGCGCGAGTTGCTCCGTCAGGGCGCATCGCCGATGGAACTGCGTGACCTCGCATGGGACACCGGCTCGGCCGGTTCGCTCGTGCCGACCACGCTGGCCCGCACCCTGTACGAGTACATGGAGGCGTCGAACGGCATCTTCCGTGCGCCGACCACCAAGCTCAACACCACCTCGGGCGAGCCGCTCGACCTGCCCCGAGTGTCGGCGCACACGATCGGCACGCTCGTCGTCGCTCAGGGCACCGCCATCGGCGGCACCGATCCGACCTTCGCCCGTACCCGCCTCGACGCCTTCAAGTACGGCGCCCTGGCGGTCGTGGCATCCGAGGTCGTCACCGACTCCGGCATCGACATCGAGGGTTTCCTCGGCCGCAACATCGGCCGTGCGCTCGGCCGTGTCATCGCCACCGACCTCGTTGCTGGCTCTGGCTCGGGGCGCCCCAACGGCATCATGACCGCCATCGTCGGCTCGGGCACCATCGCCACCGGTGGCTCGCTCATCACGCCGACGGTGGAGAAGCTCATCGACCTGCAGTACAGCGTGAACGACGAGTACCGCAGCTCGCCCGACGCCGCATGGCTGATGAACGACTCCACGGCTGGCACGCTGCGCAAGCTGCGCGACGGCGCAGGCGGCACCATCGGTGCGTTCCTGTGGCAGCCGTCGCTCACCAACGGCATCATCAACGGCCAGCCCGACCGTCTGCTCGACAAGCCGGTCTACACCGACCCGAACGTCGCCGCTGCCGGCTCGAACAACAAGACGGTCGCCTTCGGTGACATGTCGGCCTACTACGTCCGTACCGTGGGCAACCCGGTCATCGAGCGTGACGACAGCCGATACTTCGACACCGACGAGATCGGCTTCCGTGGCAAGTGGCGAGTGGACGGCGACCTGCTCGACGCCGCCGCCGTGAACGTCATGAAGCAGAGCGTCTGACCTTCCAACGCCCCCAGCGTTGACGATCTCCCGGGCAGGAGAAGCGCCAGGTGCCGCGGCGCCTCGCTCTCCTGCCCGGGGGCCATACCCCACACCCCACCCCCTGCCCGGAGGAACCATGCCCATCCACCGCATCCCTCGCGCCACCATGCACGAGGATCTGCACGCCGTCGAACGAGATGGCGAGCAGGTCGTTTCCGTCGCCGCTGACGGTCCCGAGTTCGTGCTCGTCGGCACCATCACCGTCGGCCAGCGCATCGAGTACCGCACGCACGCCGCCCGGGTGGGTGCCGCATGAAGTTCTTGATCCACGCCAACTCGCCCGACTCGCCCACCGGCTACGGCGTGCAGTGCCGACACCTCGTCACTCGTCTCAAGCGAGACGGCCACGACGTCGCCGTCGCCTGCACCTACGGCCACCAGATCGGCGTCAAGCAATGGCCGACGCCCTACGGCCCGGTCACGCTCTACCCGTCCGGTCGGCTGGAGAACTCGATCGACATCCTGCGCGGCCACGCCGAGCACTTCTTCGAGGGTGACCTGTCGTCGGGCTGGGTGATCCCGCTGACCGACGTCTGGGTGCTCGGCCGGGTGCCGATGGACGACCTGAAGGTGCTCGCCTGGACGCCCGTCGACCACTTCCCCGCACCGCCGGCCGTGGTCAAGTTCTTCCACCGCTCGGGCGCCATCCCGGTGGCGATGTCACGGTTCGGCGAGCAGCAGCTCATCGAAGCCGGGCTCGACCCGCTGTACGCCCCGCTGGCCGTCGACACGGCCGACTACAAGCCGACGACGCACCTCGAGATCAACGGCGAGACGCAGGACGCCCGCACGGTGTTTGGCATCCCGCAGAACGCTTTCGCCGTGCTGATGGTCGCCATGAACAAAGACCCGAAGGACCGTAAGGGCTTCAATGAAGCCTTTCGGGCGTTCGGTGCGTTCTGGAAAGAGCACCAGGACGCCGTGCTCGTCGTGCACTCCGACCGGTTCGGCATGGACGGCAGCGGCATCGACCTGATCGAACTCGCCAAGCACGCCGCCATCCCGGTGCACGCGCTGATCTTCACCGACGCCTACGCCCACCGCATCGGCTTCTCGCCGAAGATGATGGCGGCGCTCTACAGCAGCTGCGACGTCCTGCTCGCTCCGAGTCGGGGCGAGGGGTTCTGCGTGCCGATGATCGAGGCGCAGGCGTGCGGAACGCCCGTCATCGCTTCCGACTTCTCGGCACAGAGCGAACTGGTCGGCTACGGCTGGTCTGTCACCGGGCAGTTGGAATGGGACGCACCGCAGTCGGCGAGCTACCTGTGCGCCTCGACCATCGACGTGTACCACAAGCTCTGCCAGGCGTACAAGGCTGACCTGGCGCAGATCGCCGAACTCAGCATCGGCTTCGCTGCCAAGTACGACGTCGAGAAGGTTTGGTCGTCGTACTGGCAGCCACTGATCGCCAACCTCGAGCCGCAGCCGCCGGCCGCCGACAAGCCGCCGATGGAGCGGTGCGACGTGATCGTGCCGCTGATGCGTGACGCCAACCGGGACCGGTTCGAGTTGTCGCTGTGGGCAACGGCACCGGCGACGGTGAGTTTCATCGTCGGCGAGGAAGGCAAGACCTACGCCGAGAACGTCAACGCCTGCGTACGCAAGTCGTCGGCCGACTGGGTGCTCGTCGTCGGCGACGACTGCGAGTTCACGCCCGGCTGGTTCGAGGCTGCGCAGGCGCTCACCGACCGCTTCGACGTGGTCGGCACCAACGACTCCGAGGCTGGCCGGGTCCGCAACCCGGCGGTCGCCAACGGCTCGCACGCCGACCACTTCCTGATTCGGCGCAGTTACATCGACGACGAGGGCTCCACCCTTGACGGCCCCGGTGTGGTCATCTCTGAGGTCTACCGGCACTGGTACTCCGACAAGGAGGTCATCGAGCTGGCCAAGGCGCGAGGCGTCTACGGCCACGCTCACGACTGCCGGGTGATTCACCACCACCCGGGCTACGACGGCAACGAGTCCGCACGCGAGGCCGACCCGATCTACATGGCGGCAGTCGACGCCAGCGAGGCCGACCGCAAGACGTGGATGAGCCGGGTGCCGATCATCGCTGGCTACAAGGCGGGCCGCAAGTGACCCGCCCGAAGGTCATCGACGCCTTCCCGTTCAACAACGAGCACGACATCCTCGAATGCCGACTGGTCGAGCTGTACGACTCGGTCGACGCCTTCGTAGTCGTCGAGGCCACACGGGACCACCAGGACCACGCCAAGCCGCTGTGGTACGCCGAGCACGCCGAACGGTTCGCCCCCTGGGCAGACAAGATCGTGCACGTCGTCGTCGACGAGGGTGAGATGCCGAGCAAGGCGCAGGACAACGATCCCTGGGCACGAGAGCACGCACAGCGCGAGTTCATCGGCCGAGGGCTGGCACGGCTCGACCTGAGCGATCACGACGTGATCCTGCAGTCCGATGTCGACGAGATCCCGAGGGCGTTGCACGCTCGCAACTGCCGCCCGCAGGGGTTCTGGTCGTTCGGCCAGCGAGGGCACTTCTGGGCCGTCGACTGGCTCTACCCGCACCCGTGGTACGGCACCGTCGCCGCCACGGTCGGCCACCTCGCCAAGTTCCCCGAGGCGCGCCGGTTCTCCTACATGCGCGACGTGCGCATGACGGCACTGTGCCCGCCACACCTGCAGGACGCCGGCTGGCACCTGTCTTGGCTCGGCGGGCCGGAAGCAGCGATCCGCAAGGTTGGCAGTTTCTGCCATCCCGAGGTCGAGGACCAGATCCGAGACGGCCTCGAGCGCGACACGTTCTACCGAGACGGCATCCACGTCGACGGCACGAAGATGAAGCCCGTCGACGTCGATGAGTCATGGCCGAAATGGATCGTGGAGGGCCACGCCCCGGCGTCGTGGTATCGGCCCCGATGAGCGCCGACCTGCTCGACCTGCAGTACGCCGAGGCGTGCAAGACGCCATCGGACATCTACCTGCACCTTCCTCGGATGGTGCAACTCGTCGAACAGCTCGACGCCCAGCACGTGCTCGAGCTCGGCTCTCGGTCGGGCGTGTCGACGATCGCCTGGCTGCACGCACTGCAGCGCACCGGCGGTCGGCTCACGTCGGTCGACCTGGACGCAGCACCGGCCATCGGTGAGCACGACAACTGGACCCACGTCCAGGGCGACGACACCGACCCGGCACTGGTGGCGGCGCTCGACCCGGCCGACATCGTGTTCATCGACACCAGTCACCTGTACGACCACACGGTGCAGGAGTTGGCGATCTACCGCTGGCTGGTGCGTCCCGGTGGCGTCATCTGTCTGCACGACACCGAACTACCGACGCCCGAAGGCGCACCGCCCCGGCCGCTGTACCCGGTGAAGAAGGCGGTCACCGAGTTCATCGCCGAAACCGGTTGGCAATGGCACAACTTCCCCGACTGCTGGGGGTTCGCCGTGATCCGAGTTCCTGAGGAGTGACATGGCCATCATTCACGGATATTGCACCCTCGCGGAACTGAAGCCAGAGCTGCGAATCCCGTCGGCCGACACCGACGACGACACCCGGCTCGAGGTGGCCATCGCCGCAGCGTCCCGCCAGATCGACGCCCACTGCGGGCGTCGGTTCTGGCAGGACTCGATCGTGCACACTCGCGAGTTCTACGCCAACGACCACCGACGCTGCGAGGTCGACGACATCTCGACCGTGAACACTTTGGTCGTCGAGGTCGACGACGACGACGACGGCGTGTTCGAGACGACGCTGACCATCTCGACCGACTTCATCCTGCGGCCGCTCAACGCCGCCGACCGGGTGCCGGTCTGGCCGTACGACGAGATCGTGCTCGTCGATGCGATCAACGGCAACTTCCCGATGTCGCAGTCGGGCCGACCTGGCGTGCGCGTCACGGCTCGGTTCGGCTGGCCAGCGATCCCCGACGACGTGAAGAAGGCGTGTCTCGTGCAGTCGGCCATGTTGTTCAAGTCGGCCGACGCCGTGTTCGGTGTGACCGAGTTCGCCAACGCCGGCGCCGCACTGCGGGTCGGTCGCACGATCAACCCGATCGCAGCGGCGCTCCTCGAGCCGTACTGCAAGCCGAGGGTCGGCTGATGCCGACGGTGCAAGACGTGCGCTCGGCGCTCGCCGACGCCATCGCCGTGACCGGGCTTCGTTCGGCGCCGATGTGGCAGGACACATTCACCGCACCGATCGCCATCATCACTCGACGAGAGTTCGACCCTCGGCTGGTGTTCACGTCGAACAGGGCCGCCTACCAGTTCACCGTCACCATCTACGCCGACCGGACCAATGAGCGCACGGCGCAGATACTGCTTGACGACTACTGCGAACTGAGCGGCGCCGGGTCGGTCGTGGCAGCGATCCAAGACGACGCCAACTGGTCGAGCGTCGACATCGACTACGTGCAGGTCATCCGCATCGGCGAAGTCACGGCGTCGTCGCAGGGTGAGTCAAACTACCTAGCCGTGCCGCTCGACGTGGAGGTCGTGTTCTGATGGCAATGAAGACCGCTCAAGCCAGCAGGGTCGCCGTAGGGCTGCTCAACGCTTCCGGCTACACCAAGGGCTACTCGCTCACGGCGCAGACCGTTGCGCTCGACACGACGGTGCTGACCGACACCGCCAAGACGTTCGTCGTCGGGCAGGACGAGTCGTCCGGGTCGCTCGACATGCTATTCGACACCGTCGGCACCACGGCGCTGCAGTTCGACGCGTTCAAGTCGCAGAAGGCGACCGGGCCGTACCCGCTGACGTTGTGCCCTGACGGGTTTGCTGTCGGCGAAGTGGCCGTGATGGTGAACGCTCACCTCGGCAACTTCACCGGCGCATCGTCGGTATCGGATCTGGTGACGTGCTCGGCGGCGTTCCAGTCGACCGGCAACTTCGACGTCGGCCTGGTGGTCGAGGACTTCACCGCCATCACCGCCGACACCACCGGCACCGCACGCGACCAGACGGCCGCCACGGCCAACGGTGGCGTGGCGCACATCCACGTCACGGCGTTCTCCGGCCTGACCAACAACGCCTGCCGCATCGAGCACAGCGTCGACGGTTCGACCAGCTGGGCGACGCTGGCCACCTTCGCCACCTACACCGGCGTCACCTCGGAACGTGTCGAGGTCGCCGCTGGCACAACGGTCCGTCGATACCTCCGGGTGG